GGATTTGGCACTGCACCTATTAAAGCAGAAGGTGCTGCAGTTTCCTTTGATGATGCTCAAGAGTCTTTCACTTCAAGGTATACGCATGAGACAGTTGCACTGGCTTTTGCAATTACTGAAGAAGCAATGGAAGATAACCTTTATGATACATTTGCAAAATTAAGAGCAAAAGGATTAGCAAGAGCAATGGCTAATACTAAGCAAGTTAAGGCTGCAGACGTATTTAATAATGGTTTCAATTCAGCTTTCGCAGGTGGAGATGGTCAGCAATTATTTTCTGCATCACATCCAACTATAGGTGATGGAAGTCAATCAAATACTTTAGGTGCAACTGACTTGTCAGAAGCTTCACTAGAGTCTTCATTGATTACTATATCTAAAGCAAAAGATGATAGAGGTATATTGATAGGTCTTCAGACTCAATCATTGCATATACCTTCAGACTTGGCATTTACTGCAGACCAAATTCTGAACAGTACTATGTCAACTACTATTGGGGTTAATCCAACTACTGCTGCAAATGGTGCAACAAATGTTAACGACATTAACTCAATCAGAAATCAGGGCATGGTTCCGGGTGGATTCTTTGTAAATAGAAGATTTACCGATACTAATGCATGGTTCTTAAAGACTGATTGTCCTAATGGAGCTAAGATGTTTGTACGTTCACCACTGCAGACTAAAATGGAGCCAGACTTTGATACAGGCAATGTAAGATTTAAAGCTAGAGAAAGATATAGCTTTGGATTTTCTGACTGGAGAAGTTACTATGGAGCTTCAGGTTCATCCTAATAGATAGCTTTAAGTTATTAATTTAGAAAAAAAGGGAGGGATATATTTTGCATCCTTCCCTATTTTTTTGTATAATAAATATATCAAGGAGAATTAAATGACAACGAATATAAGAACAGGAATGGTTACAGGAAGTGGAGCAGTACTTGATACTCTCTCAAGTGTGACTGTTGCAGATACAAGAGTCAGAACTATTTGTTATAGTGGAGTAGGAACATTTCTTATTACAGGAAGTCAGACAGATGAAAATGGAAGCACTTCAGGAAGTAATATAAAATTTGTTGGAACTACTAATGTAGATGCAGGAGACATATATATACCTGATAATGGTGTAAGAATGATAGGACCAGTTAAAGTTTCTGCACCTACTTCAGCAAGTACTGTGACAGTTTTCTATGGCTAATTATACTTACCTAGTAAATGACTTAATAGAAAGTACAGAGAATGATAACTCTGACTTTGAGACTGCTATACCTAGAATGGTTAATAAGGCAGAGTTAAGATTGACTACAGACTTAGATGACTATGGTTTAGTTACATATACATCTGTAGCAATATCAAGTGGTAAGAATATAATTAATCTCCCTGCAGGAACAAGAATAGTAAAGAATGTAAATATAAACAATGCAGGAACAAAGATAAATTTAGTACAAAGAACAGATGAATTTATTAATGACTATTGGTCAGTAAGTGCAAGTACAGGAACACCTGAGTATTATGCAAGACGAGATAACACAACTATACTTATTGCACCTACTGCAGTATCAACTGTAGATGGTATTGTTGCACACATATCAAGACCTGTTACACTTGCATCTGCAACTCCTACTAATTACTTTTCAGATTTTTGTTATAATGCATTATATAATGCATCTATGATAGAAGCTTTATTGTTTATGAAAAACTATGAAGCAATAGGTGTATATGAAACAAGATACAAAGATTCTGTAACTGCTCTTCGGAATCAGTCAAGAAGAACTAGAAGAGATGACATGGAAGCACCTGCAAGTCCTGCAGGAGGGGATAACACAATAATACAGGGAGGATTGTAGTGAAGTCAGTATTTTTAAAAAAGTTAGCAGAACAAAAAGTTAAAGCTACTTCTAAAAATATTACCAAACAACAAGGTAAAAAAATTTTAGAAACAAAAAAGAAATTAAATGATGAGTTAAAAGAAGCAGGAAATACAGGAAGACCTAAGTATAATATTTTAAATAGAAAATTATCTGAAACTAATAATATTAGTGAAGCAACTAAAATTATAAAAGACATGAAAGATTTTATTAAAGATGTAAAGGTTGGAAGTAAAAAAGTAAGAAAAGGTCAGTTTGCTACAATGGGAGAAGCAAGACAGGCAGCTATGGATGCAGGAAAGAAAACTTTTAATTTTGGTGGTAAGAAAAATATACCTGTAACAAGACAGGTTAAAGCTAAGAAAAAAGATTTATCTGATTTACAAAAAGGAATGTCTAAAGAAGAAAAAAAACAATTTACAGGTAAAAGAGCTAATGAATTAAATAAATTAAAAAATGCTCAGTTAAAAGAAATGATGGCAGATAAATATGGTGGAGGTACTTCTACAGGTGGAGTAAGAGTACAAAAACTTACACCTGAAGGCGAAAAACTTTTAAAAGAAAACAAATTAAGTACTATTGTAAATGCACAAAAATTTATTAAATTTAAAACAAAAGAAGGTAAAACAAAAGTTGTACCAAGTAATAAGTATATTGTAGAAGGCATAGGAAGTAGGGATGCTCCTCTTGTTCCTAAAGGTGCAACACCTAAAACTCCTGCAGATAAAAAAGCATTTAGGGAATATTTTGAAAATGAAATGGATGATAGTCAAAGACTAGAATATGTTTTACAAAGATTTGAACCTCAGTATACTTCTTCACAATTAGCAGATATAATGGGTATTACTGCAAGAGATTTAACTGCAACTATAAAGTCAGGTGCAGGTAAGTTTAAACAATATGGTGTAGGAGAAGCAGAACTTCAAGCTTTAAAAGATAAATTTCAAGTTAGAAGTATTAGTAAAGGTATGAAGACTGGTGGTATAGTTAAATATAAATCAGGTACAGGTAAAAAAACTATAGGTAATAAAGTAAGAGACTATGTAAAGAAAAGTCCTATAAAGACTGCTATGGGAGGTTTAGGAGCATATGAAGTTTATGATGTAGGTAAGTATGCTGTCGACACACTAGGACCTCTTATGGGTTTTAAAAGTGGAACCAAAGGTAAAACTATAAAAGGTTGTGGTAAAGCAATGCGTGGCTTTGGTAAAGCAATGATTAATAAAAAAGGAAAAAAATAATGGGTGACGTTATTAAAAAAAATACAAAGACTTTAAGTTTAAAAAATCCTACTTCTAGTAGTCTTACAAAAATTATTAAAGATAAGTTAGATGTTGATATAAATAATATAAAAGGTTCAGACATTCCTAGATTATTTAAACAAGGTTTAAAATTTAAAGGTATGTTAGGTAAAAGAATTATAGATGGTATTTCAAGTTTTATTAAAAAGAATCCTAATACTAAAAAACAATATGAAAAGTTTTTACCTGATAGTTTAAAAAAGAATATCAAAAAAGATAAAAAGATTGTTAAGACTCCTACTAATGTTACTCCTAAAAAAATTAAAAAAATTGACATTAGTAATATAATGAAAAATCCTAGAACAGGTAGAGGACAAAACTTACCAACTAGAGTTACAGATAAAAATAAAAATACAGGTACTAATCTTACTAAAAGAGTTATTGAGGGAGAAGTTTTACAAGGTGTTAAAAAAAATAAAAATGTTGGTAATGTAAATAGAGGACAAACAATAGATGGAAAGTTTCAAAACATAACTCCTAAATCTAATAGAATATCTAATATTAGAACTCCTAATTTAAATGTTAAAGGAATAAGACCAAAAGCAGTTGTAGATGCTTTAGATGATTTTCCTAAGTTTAAACCAAAAGAAGCTCCTGCTAACGAAATTAAAAAAGTTAAACCATCAAAAGATTTTACTCCTAAAATAAAAACACCTAAGACACCTAAAGTAATTAAAAAAGAATTACCTAAAGTTAAAACTCCTATTAAAGTTAAAAAGAAAAGTAGAAGTAATATAAAAGGTTCAAGTAGTTATGATGCTCAGTTTACTTATGACAATTTAAAAAAGAGAGGTTTAAATCCAAAAGGTAGAATGTCTCCTGAAAATTATGCAAAGGTTAAAAAATTAAAAGAAGGAACTAAGGATAAGACTATAGGTAAACCTATGTCACCTAAAGATGCTTTAAATAAAAAGTTTAAAGAAAAAGCTACAATGTATAAAAATATTATGGGCATGACTAATAAAAAACCTACAAGAAAAAGAACTATGGTTGAAAAGATTTTTGGTGGAGGTCCTGATGAAGCTTACAATTTAAAAAAAGGTCAGATAGCACAAGGAGCAAATAAACAAGCACGAAAAGAAATGAAAAAAGAATATCCTACATTAATGAAAAGGATAACTAAAAAGTCTGCGGGTAAAACTGTAGGTCTTAAACCATTGCCACCTAAATCTGAAAGTCCGGGAATACATAAACTTCCTGCAAAGGCTAAAATGAATATGGGATTTAAACCTATGTTTGGTGGTGGATTTATTTCAAGCTTATATGACAAACCTGAAAAGACTGAGAAATATAAAGGTAACACAACTTCTGCAAGGCAGGTAAAAGGTTATGGCAAAGCAAAAAGACCCTAAAGTTGGAACAGGAAAGAAACCAAAAGGAAGTGACAGGCGATTATACACAGATGAAAATCCTAAAGACACTGTTAGCATCAAATTCGCCACAGTTGCAGATGCTAAAAACACCATTGCAAAAGTTAAAAGAATTAATAAACCATTTGCGAGAAAGATACAGATACTTACAGTCCTTGAACAACGAGCCAAAGTATCTGGGAAGAAAGAACAAGCAAGACTTGCCAAAGCAGGAAAAGAACAAATAAGAAGGAAACATAATAAAGCATGATAGAGTTTGTGTTAGTGTTTATGATGGGAATAAGAGTAGTAGACCAAACACAAACTTTCCAAGATATAGATAGATGCCTATACTTTGCAGAGAGATTAACAAGTCAACCTACAATACCTCAAAGGGAAGGACCTAATTTAAAAATAACTGCATATTGCAAACCAATAAGGAAAAGATAATGTTAGCAGAACTAGCAGCAGCAAATGCAGCTTTTAGTGTAATTAAAAGTTTTGTATCTAATGGTAAAGAACTTTCAGGTTGTGCTAAACAAATATCTGATTTTGTATTTTCAAAAGAACAAATAGAAAAGAAAGCAAAAAAACAAAAAGCTAAAGGTGGTGGTGGAGACTTAGAAGAATTTATGGCTCTTGAGCAGATAAAAGAAAAAGAAGAAGAACTCAAGAAGATGATGATATATCTAGGTAGACCCGGATTATGGCAGGATTGGCAAGAGTTCCAAGCAGAAGCAAGAAAGTCTAGACGTTATCAAGAAAAGATGGCAGAAAAACGTCAGGCAGAAATAATGGAATATATAGGTTATGGTATAGCTTTTATTTTTATTATATTTTTTGCAGGAGTATTAGCTTGGAGTGTAGGTAAGTGGACAGGAAAAATATAACACCATGTATAAAAATATGTAAGTTAGTAAATAATATTTGTATAGGTTGTAAGAGAACTATGGAAGAAATTAAACAAGCATATAAGGAACATAAGTATAATGGCAATACCAAAAAAGAAAAAATCAAAAAGTAAGTCACCTAAACCAAAGAATCCTGCGTTATATTCAAGAGTAAAAGCAGAAGCTAAAAAAAAATTTTCAACATATCCCAGTGCATATGCAAATGCATGGCTTGTACGTACATATAAGAAACGTGGTGGAACTTACGCATAATGGCTAAACCTAAAAACAGTGGCTTAACTAAATGGTTTAAGGAAGATTGGCGAGATGTTAAGACAGGTAAGAAATGTGGAAGGTCAGGTAAAGATAAAAAGTCTAGACCTTATCCTGCCTGTAGACCAAAAAAAGTTGCAAGTAAAATAACTAAACAGGAAGCAAAGAAAAAAACAGGACCTAGTAAAGTTAAATGGTCAGTAACTGCTTCAGGAAGAAGAAGAAAAACTAAAAAGAGGATAGCATGAGCAAATATCCGGGAGTAAAAAGATTACCATCAGGAGGTATAGAATATCGTGGGAAAAAATTTGCAGGATTTAATAAACCTAAAAGGTCTGACAGACCGGGTAAAAAAGGTATGGTCTTGGCTAAAGAAGGTGAAAGAATCAAGCTTATACATTATGGCGATTCATCAATGGGTCATAATTATTCACCAGAAGCTAGGAAGAGTTTTAAAGCTCGTCATAAAAAAAATATACAAAAGGGTAAGATGTCAGCAGCTTATTGGGCAGATAAAAAATTATGGGCAGGAAAAAGTGGTAGCAAAAAAGCACCACCTAAAAGCCAAAAACATACAAAAGGAATCAGAAGAGCATAAGAGAAAATGGTATGATTGGTTAAGAGGTAAGTAATGGCTATAGGTAGAAGCAGTATATCACAACAAATTAAAAAACCTAATACTAAGAAGATAAAAAAAAGAAAGATTAAAAAGAAATGAGTACATCAGGTACATATAATTTTTCTATGGATATTGATGAAGTTATCCAAGAAGCAATGGAAATGATAGGTGGTGAGCCTACTCTTGGACTTGAGCCAAGGTCTGCAAGAAGGTCAATTAACTTACTACTATCTGATTGGCAAAATAGAGATATAATGCTATGGACTGCAGAGACTTCTACCATTACTGTTTCTGCAAGTGTAACTACATATGCTTTAGCATCATCAAGTATAGATGTATTAGAAGCAGTTATTAGTAGAGATAATACTGATATACAATTAGAACGTATATCTATGCAAGAATATTTAAAGATACCAAATAAAAGACAAGCAGGTAAGTCTACTCAATATGCAGTAAGACATGAAAGAGATAATCCTGAAATATATGTATGGCCCTTGCCTGAAAATTCTACAGATAAAATTAAAGTAGAATTAATTAGATATATGCAGGATGTAAATAAATCTGCAGTACAAACTCCTGACATTTCAAGAAGATTTTTGCCTTGCTTAACTGCAGGAGTTGCATACTATATGTCAATGAAAAGACCTAATGTTGATATGAATAGAATTGCAATG